ATCTTGTGCCAGCATTTAACATTGTTGTTTCTGCAGTTATTAAAGTGGCCAATGGTATTAGCATGCTGTTGAAACCAGCACTGGACTATTTGTCAGACACATTTGGATCTAGTGGACTAGCAGGCACCGCTAAATTCTTAGACGATGTATTGAATGCGGTATTTCCTATATTTGCCGGAGCCATGCGAGGGGCTATTATAATCTTTGATAGCTTGTATAAAGGTGTTCAATCAGTGATAACACCATTCAACGATTTGATGTCTAAGATATTTGGAGTGTCTGCTAGCACAACTAGCTTCAGCGATATAATAATTGATATATCGGGCACTGTGGGACTCGTATTTCAATATCTCAGTGTTGGAGTTCAGGCAATTATTTTAGCTTTTGACGGATTGTGGCTGGGCATACAAGGAGTCATAGAACCATTTAACGAATTAATGAACAAGATATTTGGAGTATCAGACAGTGCTAGCGGATTCACCGACATACTCATTGACGCAGGAGAGATTGCAGGAAAAATATTTCAATACCTTAGTGTAGTAATCAACGGAGTGATAGTGGTTCTAGACGGATTATGGAATGGTATCAGCGCAATTTTCCAACCACTTAAAGAGTTAACACAAAAAGTATTAGGGTTGATATCGAGTATATTTGGAGCCAGTGAAGGCACAGATGGATTTGTGACTATAGTCATGGGCGCTGGAAGATTTTTGGGAGATCTTTTTCAAACCATTGGCAAAGCCATAGGGGTAGTTATCAAAGTGATTGACTTTGCCCTTACTCCGGTATTTTATATATTGTCGGGAGCAATGCAGGTTGTGGTAGGAATATTCAAGATATTGTATGGAGCATTAAAAATTGGAATAGAAGTGTTTTCGAAACTCATGGATATCATACAGGATGTGGGCATGTTCTTTGGTGGATTGATGGATATGATTCTCTTTGCTGTGGGAAAATTAACCAAAGGGTTGGCTGGCATTAATGAAGATGAATACAAAGCCCGAGAGAAAAAGAGAGATGACCTAAAAGCAGATAGGGCAGTAGAAAGAAAGAATAGAGACGATACCAGCAAACAAAGTGGCAAGGAAGCAGACGCTAGAGATGCTAAGATAGCTGCCGATCTCAAGGCAGGACTAGCACAAACCGAAACAAATGCAAAAAATCAAAAAGCAGCAGCAAATGTACAAGTAGCTAATTACAAAGCCGAGTTACCAGCAAAGTTAGCAGCTCAAAAAGCAGCGGCTAACGCAGATGCCAAAAGATTTGCTGAGCAAAAGGTCACACACAATCAATTAACTGGTGCCGCTCAACGTGAAGCAGCTGCCAAAGAAAGTGCGATCAAAGCACAAGAAAAATTATTAGACTACACAGCCGGGCCAGAAGCACTGTTAAAACAATTCAGTGACAAAGAAGGTGGCGCAGTTGAAATTGGCATTAAAAAAGGTGAAGTTAACAAAGAAAAAACAGAAGCAGACAAAGAGCTAGCAGCAGCCAAAACTGGTGCAGAAAAGAGAGCTGCCGCAGAAAAAATCGAAGCTGCTGAAGCCAAACTAAAAGCTCTAAACGAAGCAGAAGCATTGGCTAAACAGCGTACCGGTTCCGGTTCCCCTGCTGCTAGTGCTGAGTTGGGAGGCACCGTTAATGCTTTGGCAGCTACTCCAAAGCCTTCTAGTGCTGCTCCGGCTTCCTCAGCCAGCGCAGATACTACAAGAAAATCAATAGAAGCAGATGCAGAAAAGAAAAAACTAGCGGAAGCTGCTGCCAAAAAGAAAATTGAAGAAGATGCTGCCGCTAAAGCCAAAGAGGATGCAGCTGCCAAGGAGAAACAAGATCAAGATAAAAAGTCTCAAGAATCTCCATCAACACTGCTAGCGGAGTTAAATACTAAGATGGCCACACTTTTAAAATATACGTTTACAGTAGCACATAACACCAATGAAAATGTTACTGCAACTAGAGGCTTGAATAAGAATCTATACAAAACATGAGCTGGAAAAAATACTTTACCCCTGTGAACATAGACAACACTGGCGGCAGCATGAGTCCAATCAGTGGACGTGGCCGTCCAGGTCCCGCTCGTGCTAATTATTCCAGCTATCTGCCAGATGTCTACGCAGGTTCACCAAATCGCATAGAACGATACATGCAGTATGATACCATGGACATGGACTCAGAAGTCAATGCTGCTTTGGACATACTCACAGAATTCTGTACACAAAAAGACAAAGAAAACGCCACACCGTTTCATACATTTTTTCGTGGTGAACCCACTGCCACCGAAGTCAAGATACTCAAAGACAGTCTACAGAAGTGGTGCAAGCAGAACAGTTTTGAAACCAGAATCTTCCGCATACTGCGCAATGCATTCAAGTACGGTGACTGCTTTTTTGTTCGTGACCCAGAAACCAAAAAGTGGTTGTTTGTTGATGCGGCCAAGGTCACAAAGATCATTGTCAATGAATCAGAAGGCAAGATTCCTGAACAGTATGTGATCCGTGATCTCAACTTCAACTTCAAAGAATTCATAGCCACAACACCACACAACACCACCAACACAGCCCCTAGCGGCACAAGTTCATACACATCAGGCGGCGGTGGTGCTAGAGGATTTGCAGGCGATGCAGCACGTTCAGTGGGCACAAGATTCAGTAATCAGACCAATGAAATCACTGTGGATGCCAAACATGTTATTCATCTTAGTCTATCAGAAGGGTTGGATAACAACTATCCGTTTGGCAATTCACTGCTAGAATCAGTATTCAAAGTATACAAGCAGAAAGAATTGCTTGAAGATGCTATCATTATCTATCGTATACAACGTGCTCCAGAAAGACGTATTTTCTATGTGGACGTTGGAAATATGCCGGCACACATGGCCATGAGCTTTGTTGAACGTGTTAAAAACGAAATCCAACAAAGACGTATTCCTAGCTCAACAGGTGGCGGAGCCAACGTCATAGACGCTAGTTATAATCCTCTAAGTGTAAACGAAGACTACTTCTTCCCACAGACTGCAGAAGGTCGTGGATCAAAAGTTGAAACACTGCCTGGTGGTACTAACCTAGGTGAAATCACTGACCTGCGTTACTTTACTAATAAACTGTTCCGTGCTCTACGTATCCCTGCTTCATACCTTCCTACATCCATAGACGAAGCGGCCAACACTGTATCAGATGGCAAAGTGGGCACAGCTTATATACAAGAACTGAGATTCAATGAATACTGCAAACGTCTACAAAGCATCATAGTTGAAACGTTTGATCTTGAATTTAAACTATGGCTCAATGATCAAGGTGTGAACATTGACAATGGGCTATTTGAACTTAAATTTAATCAGCCACAGAACTTTGCTGCTTATCGACAAAGTGAACTCGACACCGCTCGAGCAGCTACATTTGCAGCAGTAGTAGCAATTCCACATCTCAGCAAGCGTTTTGCTATGAAACGATTCCTAGGCATGACTGAAGATGAGGTCAAAGAAAACGAAAGATTGTGGCGCGAAGAAAACGGTGCTAATCTCACAGCACCTGCTGATGCCCAAAGTCAACTACGAGGCATAGGTGTAACACCTGGAGGCATGGCCGCGGATGCTGGAGGTCAAGAAGCAGAAGCACCTTTAGACATGGCTGCTGCCGCAGAACCCGGAGCAGAAGCAGCACCAGAAGCACCAGTTCAATAATAAATACATTATGCTTCTTAACGAATTCTTTTACTTCAACGAAAAAAACAACGACTTTGCTCAAGATCGAAGATACGAGTCCAGCAGAGATCGCAGTGTCATCAGCAAAAAAGATACCAGAAAAATACGTCTTACACTGCGACAAATCAATCAACTGAGGCTTCAGAGCGAAGCACATCAATTAGAATCACAATCTGAACTGGACTTTATAAGACAAATGTATGGAACTCCAGTTGGCGAAGAAGCAGCACCTGCACAATAATCCCGGATTTGTCATAGGCAACGGCACAAGCCGAAATTGCCTAGACGTTCGTTCTCTAATGACCAAAGGTGTAACTTACGGGTGCAATGCGCAATATCGTGAGTTTGAACCAAATTATCTAGTAGCGGTAGATGTAAAAATGGTCAACGAAATTATAGAATCTGGTTATCATAAAAAACATCAAGTATGGACCAATCCCAATAAGGGCATACAGACCAAGCACGGTATTAATTTTTTTAGTCCGCACAAGGGATGGAGTTCAGGACCCACAGCACTATGGTTCGCAGCAACCCAAGAACACAAGACTATCTATATTTTTGGATTTGATTATCAAGGCACCGACGGCAAGTTCAACAACATTTACGCAGATACATTCAACTATAAAAAATCAACAGATGCTGCCACTTACCACGGAAATTGGTTAAGTCAGACTGAAAAAGTAATCCGAGAATTCCGTCACACTCATTTTTTTAGGGTAATAGAACCTGGTGCATTTATACCAGACAAGCTGGGGCCTACCTTGACTAATCTAAGTCATATCACCTACGACGAATTTAGTAGAAGTATTCCTGATACTATATATTCCAATCAAATCAATCAAAAAACTACCATTTAACACCAGATTGTAATCTTAGTGTTAAATAAACAACAGCCCATACCATACGAGGAGATAAACTATGGCCGATAATAAACTATTACAACAAATGCTTGAGCATTTGGTCAACGACGATCAAGCTAAAGCAGAAGAACTGTTCCACGAGTACGTGGTTACAGCATCACGTGAAATCTACGAATCTTTGATCGACAGCGAAATTGCTGAAGAAGAAGAAAAAGATGACGATGGTGAAGAAGACAAAAAAGATGACGATCTTGAAGAAGATTTTGAAGATATTGCTATCGAAGGCGACGACGATATGTCCCCAATGGGCGGCGATCCAACTGACGACCTAGAAGGCGATATCGATGCAGACATGGATGACGAAGACATGGGTGACAAGTCTGAAGAAGAACTATTCCAAGACCTAGACTCTATTGTTGATGAACTACAAGCCAAATTTGACGAACTCAAAGGCGGCGACGACATGGGCGACATGGGCGACATGGGCGGAGACGACATGGGCGACATGGGCGATGAAAAAATGAAAGACAGCATGGATCTAGCAACTGTACGTGAGTACGTTGAGAAAGTTCCAGGTGGCCATGGTGCTGAGAAGAAAGGCCAAGGTGAAGGTCAATTCAGCGGCACCGGCTCACACAGCGACAAACCAAATGTCAATGCTAAGTCTATTGTAGCTGGCAAGAATGACATGGGCGGTACAACTGCTAACATTCTCAGCGGCAAGAACGGTGCCCCAGGTTCAGAAACAGGTGAATTAAAAGGTTCAGGCCTGCTGAAAGGCAAGCCAACCGAAGATAATGCTGGCAACATCAATGTCCCAGGCGGTAAAGCAGGTGGTGCTTTCTCTAAGAAAGAGCCAGGACATGGTGCTGAGAAAGCTGGTGCAAAAGAATCAGCTGACAACAAGCAAAGCCTTTTCCGTGGTCGTAGATAATAGGACTTGACAAAGGTGAAAACTACTCTATCAGAACATTTGAGTTTTGACCAGGCTAAGATTGTCTTGGAGCGCGACGAAGGCAGCGACGGTAACAAGTCGCTGCACTTAAACGGCATTTGCATTCAAGGAGACATCCGTAATGCAAATCAGCGTGTTTATTCTTCTCAGGAAATTGGCAGGGCTGTCAAAACGCTCAATGAACAGATCGCTGGTGGCTACTCCGTTCTTGGAGAAGTTGATCATCCTCAGGATTTAAAAATCAATCTTGATCGTGTGAGTCACATGATAACCAAGATGTGGATGGATGGTCCTAACGGCTACGGAAAACTAAAAATACTTCCAACCCCAATGGGTCAGTTAATTCAGTCCATGCTGGAGTCGGGAGTTAAACTGGGTGTTAGTTC